ACAGGCCCTGCCTGGCAGCCTGAGTTGGTGCGCCCTGCCAGGCGAACCGAGGGGATAATACTGGCTGCCCTACAGACGAGCTTACTATGGCTCTCCCTATACGCTATTTGTGCGGTGTTGCCTTAGAAATATTGGAGGTATAACAAATGGCTACCAAGAAAACTGAGGAAACCGCCGTGGACTACACCAGCATGAACGCCATGCAGAAGTTGCAGATCGCCCGTGTGGAATTCCTGAACGCCGGTGTCAAGAAGACCGGCAAGAACATCTCCCTCGAATTCAAGTATTTCGAGCTGGAAGACATTGTTCCCGTGGCAGAAGCCATTTTCGGCAAGGTCGGTCTGCTGATGGTTCCCACCTTCGGCAAGGAGTACGCCAGCGCAAAGGTCTATAACTGTGATGACCGGAGTGAGGAACCCATTGTCTTTGAAGCTCCGTTCACGCAGATCGCTCCTATCATTTCCAACAGCGGCAAGGCCGTCACCAACGAAATGCAAGCCCTCGGCAGCTCCATCACCTATATGCGCCGCTACCTGTGGCAGCTTGTTCTTGACATTATCGAAGCGGACGATATTGACGCTTCTTTAGGTAAGGACACTGAGGGCGCACCCCCGGCTCCCAAGGCCACAAAGAAAGCCCCCGTCACCACCGAGCAGCGTACTGAGATCAAGAAGGAGCTGACCGCTCCCCCTGCGGAAGCCGCCGATGAAAGCTCCGTTGGTGATCTGAAAGCCGTTCTGAAAAAGCTGTTGGAGTTGGACAGCGAGCAGGAGTCTTTTGTGCAGAGCATTGCCATGAAGACCGAGGGCTTTTCCAAGATTACCAAAGACCAGTGTGACCAGCTTATCGCCGGTGTGAAGGAAATGCTGGCGGCGTATGACACGCAGGAGGGCTGATTATGGAATGGCTCGACAACAACCGTATTCAGATCATTCCTCCCAAGAAGCCCAAGAAGCTGACGGCAACTCGGTTCGCCACCATTCTCGGCCTGAACCCGTGGTCTACTCCCTTCGAGGTCTGGTGTGAAGTCACCCGTACCTACCAGAAGCCCTTCGAGGACACGATCTACACCCTCGCCGGTAAGACCATTGAGCCGAAACAGGCTGAGTACATGAAGAAAGCCTACTTCATGACCAATCTGGTCGCTCCTACCGATATTTGGGGTGCCGATTACTTCAAGCGCACTTGGGGTGACTTCTTCCCCGAAATTGCGGTTCTCGGCGGTATGTGGGACTACCTTCTGTACGACAAGGACGGCAAGCCCACCACGGTTCTCGAAATGAAGACCTCCAAGCGTGTGGAGGATTGGGCAGAGGATATTCCTGAGTATTATGCCCTGCAAGCGGCTCTTTATGCGTACCTTCTCGGCGTGGACGATGTAATCATGGTGGCTTCCTTTTTGGAAGACGGTGATTACGCCGACCCCTCCAAATTCGTCTGCAAAGGAACCAACACGATCACCCGCCCCTTCAAGGTGTCTGAGCGGTACCCTGACTTCGAGAAGCGGTATGTGAAACCCGCTCTGAAATGGTGGCACGATCATGTGGAGTCCGGCATTTCTCCCGCCTATGACGAGAAGAAGGACGCTGACATTCTGAAAGTCCTTCGTACCAACAATCTGTCCCCTGAAACCGACATGGCGGCTCTGGTGAAGGAAGCGGAAGCCCTGAAAAGTAAGCTGGACGCTCACGCCGCCGAGGTCGCTGAGGACGAGAAGCGGTACAAGGTAGTGACCGATATGCTGAAAAAGCTCGCCATTGCTCAATTCCGTGATGGTGACAAGAAAGTGTCTATCGCCGGTTCTTCCTACACATGGGAAGTGAGTCGGTCTTCCACCTCGAAAATCGACAAGGACGCTATGAAAGCGGACGGTGTGCTGGAAAAGTACACCACCACCGAGGACACCTATCGTCTTTCCCCGAAAATCATCAAGGAGGGTTAATTCATGAAGTTCAAGAAATTCGTCAAGTCTCTGGCTTCCAGCGGCATTATCTACAAGCGTGGTTTTGACCGCTGGCTGGCTTCCCCGTCTGCGTTCATGCTCATTCCTTGTACCGTCCAAAGTGTCACCGCTGCCGCCATTCAGGATATGCCTGAACCCATTGACCGCATGATCTCTCAGGTCGGTTGCACCGAGTATGCAAAGCTGACCCAAGCAATCATGCCGTACCCTGACGGCAAGATCAAGGACTGTGTGCGGGTCTTCTCTACGGAGGGCAAGGACATTTCTATCGCAATCAGTAACGATGACTGGTCGCTGATCGAGAAGTCCGATTTCTGCGAAATCCTGTACGCTTACGACATTGACAGCGGCAATGCCGAAGCGAAAGCCCTGTTGGTCAAGCAGTACCCGCAAATGCCGGACGATGATGACCTGTTGGTGGGTGTCATCTTCCCCGTTGAATACGAAAATTAAGGAGGAACAAACAATGGCTAAAATCGGACTCACCGAGGGTTTTTCCCTCATTCCCGAAGGGACTCATGTCTTCAAGATCACCGATGTGAAGTACAAGGAGGAATTCGGCAAGCTGGAAGTCACCATGCAGACGCAGGGCGGCTCCAAGCACATCGAACGGTTCTCTCTGCTGAAAACCGATGGCTCCCCCAATGAGGGTGCCTACAACGCTTTCAGCTATTTCGCCAAGACCGCTCTGAAAGATTTCGAGCTGACCGAGATCGACCACACTGACCTGATTGGTCACTTCATCGAGTGCGACATTGAGCATGATGTTCAGCCCAACAAGAACAAGCCGGGTCAGACCGTAACCTTCGTCCGTCTGGCTGACAAGCGGCCTTCTGACGGTTGGGAGGAAACGGGTGACGCTACTCCCGCCCCTGCCAAGAAAACCGCTCCTGCGGCTTCTCAGGCACAGAAACAGGCCGGTAAGAAGCCCTCTATGGATTTGGCAGCTCTCCTTGGCTAAGACCGTAAGAGAGGGAGGGCTATTTTGATAGGCTCTCCCTCTCCAATGGTTTGTTGAAAACTATGTGGAAAGTGAGGATAAGATACAATGGCTGAGCTTAACAGCAAGGTTCAAATGCACCTAAATATCTGCAATGAAATCAATCGGCTCTATGCCCTGAAAAATCATGACTACGGCGACAGCTTCCACCAGACCTTTGTTGAAGAAGGTATGGCTATGGCTCGTATTCGGCTCGGTGACAAATTCAACCGTTGCAAGACCCTCTCCCGTGGTGTAGATCAGAAGGTCAATGACGAGTCTATCCGGGACACCCTGATTGACCTCGCCAATTATGCAATCATGACGGTGCTGGAAATGGAGGTGGCGGATGATGACAGGTAACGAATATCAGAAAGCAGCTCTGCGAACCGCCAATATGGATTATTCCTCTCATGGAATGATTATCAATGGTGCCCTCGGCCTTTGCGGTGAAGCCGGGGAGGTCGCAGATATTATCAAGAAATCTACCTTTCAGGGTCACAAGCTCGATACCGAACACATTGCCGAGGAATTGGGAGATGTTGCTTGGTATCTGGCTATTACCGCAGCCGCTATCGGTGTAAACCTCGATGAAATTTTATCGGCAAATGTCGATAAGCTGATGAAGCGTTACCCGGACGGCTTTGACTCCGAGCGGAGCGTCCATCGTCCTGAGTATGAGGGAGGTTCCGAGAATGGCTGACTGCTTCTCTAAGTCCGAGCTGGACGATTTTCTGAACCTTATGAAGCTGCCTAATGGTGCTCCTCTGGTTCCTGCCGATATGATTGACTACCTTGTGAGCTATGGTTTCTTCACGGCTCCTGCTTCCACGAAGTACCACGGCGCATACGAAGGTGGTCTGTACCAGCACTCCGTAGCTGTCACGAAGTTCCTTCTGCGTCTCACCGAGGATAACAAACTGATCTGGCGCAATGAGCGTTCTCCCTACATCGTGGGTATGTTCCACGATCTCTGCAAGATTGACCAGTACCGCCATTCTGAAAGTGGTTTGTTCGCAGATGGAATATCTTTGCCTGACCCGTCTAAATGGGAATACAATCCGCACACTCTCTTGAAAGGTCACGGCGAGAAGTCCGTCATGCTTCTCTCTCAGTTCTACGCTCTGACCGAGGAAGAAATCTGCTGTATTCGCTACCACATGGGAGCGTTTACGCCGAAGGAAGAATGGAATGACTACACCGGCGCAATCCACTCATACCCGAATGTGCTGTGGACGCACCACGCCGATATGCTGGCAAGCCATGTAGCGGGTATTTATCAGAAATTTGCTGTTTTTTCCTGTGAAGGTGTAACTAGAGAAGAACTCCTCACGAATGATATGTGTATCATTCCTTGGGAAGTCCTGATTTCCGGTTACATCCGTATCGGAGTATACGGAATTACTGGAAGCAATAGGCTTCCTACCGTTTGGACAGAACGTGGACTATTTATCCATCCGGGCGCAGGCCCCACCCAGGAGGCGGCGGACCCGTCTCCCACGCTGGTGGAGCAGCTGCTGGGCCGTATCGGGGACCCTGCAAACCTCAAGACGGAGGACAAGTCCTCACTGGTGGCGGCGATCAACGAGGTCTGGTCCTCCGGCAGCGGTGGCAGCGGTGCATCAGTAACCGATGCGGCCATCAATGAGTACGGCCACCTGATCATCACGTTGAGCACTGGAAAGCAGATTGACGCCGGTTATGCTGTTGGCCCCGCCGGTGCGACAGGAGCGACAGGAACGGCAGGTAAAGACGGTCAGGACGGCGCACCGGGTAAGGATGGAGCCGACGGTCAGCCCGGAGCGGACGGAAAATCCGCCTATCAGTACGCCAAGGACGGAGGCTACACCGGCACGGAGGCGGAGTTTGCGGCCAAGCTGGCTGCGGAGATTCCGGCGGTGGACGATACGCTCACGGCGTCCGGCAAGGCTGCTGATGCGAAGGCCGTTGGCGATGCGATTAGTTCGCTTTCTGAGCCGATTGCGAACGAATAATTTCGGATGTGCAAAAAAAGGATAGGGCCCAAAAGACCCTATCCTTTCCGGCATCAAATTATAGTGCCATCGGGAAGCTGGAATTCGATAGAGAGTTCACAGCAGAGCGCTTTCGCGAGAGCCTGCATATCCCCTTCGGTAAAGTTGTCTCTCGACATTTTGTTAGAAAGGTTTTGCCGTGTTTGTCCTGTGGCTGCCGCAAGCTCTGTTAGAGTCATTCCCCTGCGCTTCATAATGATCTTGATCTTCTCGCCAACTGATAATTGCATAGTATCGCCTCCTTGCGTTTGATGATACACGACTTAGTGTCAAATGTCAACGATAGCTTATTGCATGAAATTCAAAAGTGTAAATTAGCTGTTGACAATAGACACTATAACGTGTACAATAAACACGGAGGGAGGCGTGTTTATGTACGAAAAGTTTCGGAATGATTTTATGTTGGAGATCATGGACCTTCCGGAAGAAACTGTGAAGTTCGCAACAAAGGCGCTGGACCGTGTAGCGCTGAAATATGAGTTTGCGCAAAAAGAGTGCAGCCTTGCAATTTATGGAGAGGACCTGCCGGATGCCGCAAAGATGTATCTGGTGGTGAAGAAGATGGCCGGGCTGTCTGACGGGACGCTGGCCAATTATAAATTGATGCTGGAATTGTTTTTCAGCCGCATCAGAAAACCTCCGGAGCGTGTCGAACCAAATGATATCCGGATGTTCCTGTACGCATATCAGCAGGAACGCGGTATCTTGTCCCGGACATTGGATAAATACCGGGAATACATTGCAAGGTTCTTTTCGTGGGCGAACAACGAAGGCTATATTTCCAAGGACCCGGCGAAGAATATTCCGGCCATCAAGTATGAGGTAAAACCCAGAGTTGCTCTATCCCAGGTGGAACTGGAATACCTCCGCTCTGCATGTGAGACTCCGAGAGAAACGGCGATCATTGAGATGCTGTACAGCACTGGTTGCCGGGTATCAGAACTGGCGATCTTAAAGAGATCGGATATCGACTGGCATGAAAAGTCAGTGCATTTGTACGGCAAGGGAAGAAAACACCGCACCAGTTTCATCAATGCAAAGGCAGAGGTAGCCCTTATTCGGTATCTTGATAGCCGCAATGATGATTCCGAATTCTTATTCGTATCGTCGAGAAGGCCGTACAGGAATTTAAAAAAGGAGGGAATTGAGAAGATAGTCCGAACAATCGGACACAGATCTTCATGCAAAACGAATAAGACCATTACGCCGCATGTCCTGCGTCATACCACGGCAACCACGGCCCTGCAAAGCGGCATGCCTATTGAGGATATCAGCAAGCTATTAGGGCATGAGAGCATTGATACAACGATGATTTATGCAAAGTCCTCGCTGGAGAATGTTCAGGCCGGACACAGAAAACATATCGTTTAATTCTAAAGATTTAAGGAGGAACCGCATGAATGAGATCATCGTGGCACTCATCACCGGCGGCATCACGCTGCTGGGAGTGCTGATTTCCAACGGCAAGGCTCAGGCCGTCACGGACACGAAGCTGGAGGAGCTGACCCGGGAGGTCCGGGAACACAACAACTTCGCCAAGCGGGTGCCGGTGATGGAGGAGCAGATCAAGGTCATCAACCACCGCATCCAGGACCTGGAGGACAGGAAATGAAGAATACATCCAACCTGGTACTTATCATCCTGGGGGCGTTCCTGCTGGTATTCATCGCCTGCATGATCGTGACCTTCTGGCGGTTTCAGACCGTGCCGGACACCCTCATCCAGTACACCCTGGGAGCCGGCGGCGTGGAGGCGCTGCTGCTTGCGGGCATCAAGATCAGCAAGGTCGTGACCGGCGGAAACGCCGGAGAAAGGGGAGACGAGGAATGAACGATATCATCCGCAAGCTGACCAGCCGGAAGTTCCTGCTGGCCCTGGTGGGCGTGGTCAGCGGACTGGCCCTGGCCTTCGGCGTGGAGGGCAGTGAGATCACCCAGGTGGTCACCACCATCGGCGGCATCGTCACTGCCCTGGGCAGCGCCGTGGCCTACATCGGCGCCGAGGCGAAGGTGGACGCCGCAGCAGCAGGAAAGGAGAAAGTCAATGAAGACGCTGGCACCTAAGACCCGTGACGCCGTGCTGGCTATCGCGGCATGGCAGATTGGAGTCATGGAGAGTCCTTCCGGGTCCAACCGACAGAAGTACGGTCTCGCCGCCGGACACAATGGGGTCGCATGGTGTATGTATTTCGTCTGGTGGGTATTCCAGCAGGCGGGCTTCTCTCTGTACAAGACCGGAAGCTGCACTGTGCTGGCCAACCGCTACCGGCAGGCTGGACAGTGGGTGACGTCCGGGTACAAGCCCGGGGACATCATCATGTTCGATTTCAGTGGCAAACGGAAGATCACGGAGCACACCGGCATCCTGGAATCCATCGACAAGGACGGAAACCTCATCACCATTGAGGGCAATACCAGCACTGGGGATAACTGCAACGGTGGAGCTGTCATGCGGCGTGTGCGAAATCCGAAGTACGTCACTGGTGCTTGCCGCCCCGGGTACAACATGTAATTGCAAAAGAACTAACAGATGAAAAGTGAGTTTAGTGACTCATTTCTGAAAATTCGTATAAACTCTCTTATAGGACGCTCTCTAAAAGGGATTTATAGTAAATATTGAAAATGGGTCACTAAACTCACTACCATGCAAAAAAGACACTCCCTACCGTTATGGTAAGGAGTGTCTTCTTGTTTGAACGAATACCGTTCCCCATACAATAAAGGGTTCGGATATGCGCTCAATGGTGGAGGTGGCGGGAGTCGAACCCGCGTCCGAAAGCACTTTAACAGGACCTTCTCCGGGCGCAGACGGTTATTGCGGAGGGCCTTGTCCCTCCTGTTCCCCTTCCGGACGGCAAGCCGTCACGCCGGCCGGTCAGGTGAGCTTCATGATGTGTGGCACGGGCAAAGCTTACCGTACTCACATTTACCGCTAAACGACGCCCTCCCTGGCTCGCGGTCCTTCCAGGTCGGACGGCTGCCTTTAATTAGGCAGCAACAGCAACAGTGTTGTTGTTCTTTAATTTATAATTGCCCATTTTAAGGATGTTAGGCGCATCCGCCCGCTAATCCTGCCTCCATACCCCCGTCGAAACCATTACACCCCCCCGTCGTCGGGGCAAACTCCGCTTTCATTCGGGACGCCCTGCGTGAGTGGGCATCCCTCATGCCGCTCCGTTGCCCCTCCTCTTCCGCGCAAATCCACTTCGTTGGGTTTTGCGCGGATCCTTGGGACGCGTTTTTAGGCAAACTCCGCTTTCATTCGAGACGCCCTGCGTGAGTGGGCATCCCTCATTCCGCTCCGTTGCCCCCTTGCACACCGTCGCGGCATTGCGATTCCCGGTCCCTTCGGGTCCGCCAATCGCGCCGCTTCCTCGAAACCGGCTCGCTTTTTCCGCCGCTGGCGGCGCTTCGCCGCTTTCCTCTTCCGCGCAAATCCACTTACCCACAAGGGGTATGCGGCATCCGTATGGCGGCAGAGCCGCCGACGGCTGCCCAATCGCTGGGTTTTGCGCGGATCCTTGGGACACGCTTTGGGGTCGCGTTTTCCGCTTTCCGCAGACTGCCGGATGGGGGCCATCCGACAGTCTGCATTGTAGCATATCTCCGCGGCGAATTGTGTTACATTTCTGTGACATTTGCCGCGGGGAATTTTACCGCTCCGACAGCTTCTTGGGCTCTGGATACGCCTCGCCCTGGGTGTCCACCCGGATGGACTTGATCACCACCGGCGTCTTCGGCTTGTCGTTCCAGCGGCTGGTGGGCACCTGGGAGATGCGCACCGCCTCCTCAACGCCCTCCGTCACCTGACCGAAGGCCGCGTAGTCGCCGTCCAGATGGGGCGCCGCGTCCACCATGATGAAGAACTGGCTGCCGGCGGAGTCCGGATGCATGGCCCGGGCCATGGACAGCACGCCCAGGGTGTGCTTCAGGTCGTTCTCCCGATAGCCGTTGCTGGCAAACTCGCCGGCGATGGAATAGCCCGGGCCGCCGGTGCCGGTGCCCAGGGGGCAGCCGCCCTGGATCATGAAGCCGGGGATGCAGCGGTGGAAGATCAGGCCGTCGTAGAATTTGCCGTTGGCCAGGGCGATGAAGTTGGCCACGGTGTTGGGGGCCTTCTCCGGGTACAGCTCGCCCTTCATCACCGCGCCGTTCTCCATCTCAATGGTAACAATGGGATTTGACATGTCGTTCGTTCCTTTCTGTTTTATATCTATAATGTGTTGATTCTCTCCGTATCCGACCATCAGCGGCGGGCCTTCATGGCCCGGTCCATCTCCCGCTGGGCGTCCCGCTTGGCGATGGAATCCCGCTTGTCGTAGGTCTTCTTGCCCTTGCACAGGCCCACTTCCACCTTCACCCGACCGTTGCGGAAGTACACCGACAGCGGCACCAGGGCGAAGCCGTCCCGCTGCACCAGGGCGCCCAGCTTGGCGATCTCCCGCCGGTGCATCAGCAGCCGACGGGTCCGCATGGGATCCCGGTTGAAGATGTTGCCGTGGTCATAGGGGGAGATGTGCATCTGATTGACGAACAGCTCGCCGTCCTTCACGGAGCACCAGGCGTCCTTCAGGTTCAGCGTTCCGGCCCGGATGGACTTCACCTCCGTGCCCGCCAGCTCAATGCCGGCCTCGTATTTCTCCTCCACGAAGTAGTCGTGATACGCCTTGCGGTTCTGGGCCGCGATCTTCACGCCGCTCTTTTCCACTGGAGATCCCCCCTTCTGCGATGGATCCATGGACGGCGCAGGCACCGTCCGCTCCCTACTATACCATGATTTTCCCCAGGGCGCAAGGAAAACAAACATTGGCATTTGCCCTCCGCTATGCTATAATGGCTGCAAATGATCACGCGAAACTTTGAACGAGGTGTTTGTACATGAATGAACCCATGGAGCTGACGGAGACCTTCGTCTCCCGGGAGAACAAATATAAAGGCCGCTTTCTGGACGTCCACGTGGATCAGATCACGCTGCCCAACGGCAAGCCCGCCGTCCGGGAAGTGGCGGACCACTGTCCCGGCGTGGCCATTCTGGCCCTGGACGACCGGAACAACGTGCTGACGGTGAGCCAGTACCGGTACGTATTCTCCAGAGTCCTGATGGAGATCCCCGCCGGCAAGCTGGAGCCCGGCGAGGACCCCGCCGCCGGCGCCCTGCGGGAGCTGAAGGAGGAGACCGGCGCGGTGCCG